GAGTGTCAAACCCTCGATAGATTGGCCGAGGACACTGATAAAACCGGCAAATGCCGGAGTTGCGGATCCTCCAACCGCGGCGGCCAACGCAGTGAAATTATCGCTCAGAGTTGAAAGTGAACCAGAAACTGTTTTTGATAATCTTTCCGTTGCTCCGAAGAACTGCCCACCTTCGGATGTCATTTTCTGGAATGCCTTAGCGACCTCTTCGGATGAAATCTTGCTATCCGATATCAATCCTCTGATAGCAGTTCCAGCCACTCCAAGGGACTTGGCCAGTTCGGGACCTATGTTGACCCCGCGTTCAATCAATTGATTGAAGCGTTCCCCGGTCAACTTTCCTTCGGCCTGTATCTGTCCGAAAATAGTCGCAAGGTCCCCGAGGTCTTTGCCTGTAGCGGCTGAAACCTCGGCAAGCTGTCTTAGCTGTTCGACAGATTGCTTGGTGCTGGAACCAAAGGCCAATAGCGTGCGGTTGGCATCGGCAATTTCTGACAATTCAAAGGGAGATTCGGCGGCGAATTCCGATAGGACTTGCAGCTGATCAGCCGCACCCTCCGCACTGCCCGTGAAGGAAATGAACTGAGTGGTCAAATCCTCCATTTGTCTGGTCGCGTTCAGAACGAAGTCAAACGTGCCCTTCAAGGCCGTGAGACCGGCGATTGCAACGCCGACTTTTGCAAATGAAGCAGTCAGGGAATTGGCTTGCTGTTCGGCTTCCTTGGTCTGCCTCACAAGCTTGTCCAGCGGATCGGCTGGATTCGTCTTTACGTTTATGGTTATCGTCGCATCAGCCATTATTTCCCCTTAGAGCCCATGGAATCAATTTGAGCGGACAGATAACTCACAAGCTCGAATTCCCTGGCAGTCAATTCCTTGTAGCCGATCCGATCCAGGCCTGAGCGCTGAGCTCCGCGTAGGACACCCAAAAGATCGACTGCCAGTTCCACGTCTGCCCTATCCTCTGGCTCCACGTCCTGCAGGTAAGGCGCGCGCGAGACGATATTAACGGCGGCCAGCCTTAGGGCTTTTTTTTGGCTTCAATCAACTTGGCAGAGGCAAGGTCCCAGACGAATTCTGTGATGACACTCAGATTATCCCGGTCCTCAAGCAAAGCATCGAATGATTCGAATGCACCTTCAACCGAAACGATGAATTGCCGACCGACTTCCAGCGCCTTCATAGTTTTCAGATAAATATCTGATCCCTCTTCGTTCACACTCCACTTGGATTCGCTCAGAAAACGAAGCTGTTCGATCACGTTCGGAACGCGATATTTGAAGCATCCCTTGCCGTCCTTGAGCTCAATAGTCTTGATGCATTCAGCCATTTTCTCTCACTTCCCAGTCATCGGCAAATAGGTCCTGCATGGTTGGAACCCAGGCTGAAATGTCAGTCCTGGTTTCAGTCAATGCGAGCAAAGGTTCCCCGTCCGGTCCGGTCACTATTGTAAGATGCTTGGATGCATCCCAATCTTTTCGGACGATATTGAGACCTTCTTTTGTGCTGTTCAAAGCTTCCGAGAAGTTCATATTGGCTCACAGAAAGTTGATGTAAATGTCTTCCAGGTCATCACCGACAAACGCCGTTGCTTCGAACTGTTCGACGATATAGCCGTCTTGATCCGCAATCGTGTTGGAAGTGATTGAGCAAGTCGGGGCGAACACATTGACGATAGTGCCTGGAACCCAATTGCCAGCTACCTTCGTTCCGTGAACAAATGACAGCTGGGTGTCGACGTTGTTGATCAGGTTATAGAAGCGCTGCACGTCGTTCTTTTGGAACTTCAGCGTGCCCGAGATTGTGACTTCACGGGTCAAGATCACCGACTCATCAATACCGGTCTCTGCACACCAGTTGGGGACATCGGTCTTGGGAGTGCTGATACTCACGGTTAAGGCCTGTCCACCCACACACAGATAATCGCTGAAAGTTCCGAGCTCGAGCATGTTGTCACGAACCACTTGCGGCGGTTGGCTATCGTAGGCGGGCGTGACGCCTGGGCTATAGTCCTGAGCGTTGTCGGAAGTGTAGGTGAAAAATCCGGTGTCATCGGTATTGGAAAACCCGAGTTTGGTCTTGGCACTGTTCGCAGTGTTCGTTCCAGTCAGCCACTTGAGTGTGAACAGCGTGCCGCCGTTGCTGGCAATCGTGAACTTTCCGGTGCTGTTCGACCAGGTGCAAGTGATTGTATCGTTGCCGGAACCAACGGAAGCGGCGGTCATCTTGCTGGCTATCTCGTTAGCCAGGTCGATGGGAGTGGAGTAGGTTTTCTCTTCCAGAATAGCTGCAACCGTCCCCACGTCGTCCGTGAAGTCGATATATTTGCTGGTAGCCGTGATAGTGATCGGATTGATGAAGTATTCGATTCCGCCAAGTTCGAATGTGACGGCGGCCAACTCATTCGCTGTAAATTCTACGTTCATCGCCGTCGTTCGACACCCGGCAATAGCCTGATGCAGGGCAGACGTTGCAGCGGACGCCTGATACATATGCGCCGTGTAGGTCGGCTGATCGGTGTCTGGTTTATAAAGGACAGCTTTGCCAAGGCTGACGCCAGCCGCCGGAGCTACCCCCAAATTGAACGCGAGTGGAAGGTTTGTCGAAGTGATACCAGCCCATACGTTCCGAACAGCGTAATTATTGACCGCGTCCTTGATCAGCAGCGCCTGGCCCTTTTGAAAGTTGGCCTCAACTCCGGCGGTCACCTTGATATTTCCGCGCACTGAAGCGGTTCCGGCGGTCGACGATGCAGCGGTCGTGTATTCGGTGGAAGCAACAACCTCGGCACCGATACAGGATTCGATCAAAATCCCATAGTCCGGCGCAATACCCTCGGATCCGCTGGGCTTGAAGTATTTTGGTATCGTGCCAGTAGGTGACTGAGAAGTGACGAACGCCTTGGAAGCGCCGATAGAGTTTCTGAGCTCGTCGGAAGTCACGGTATTGACCGCACCGCTCAGGGCTGCACCCTCCCGGACCACGGTGAATTCGTTGGCTGTCGGTGCAACGAACACGCCTTCGGTGACCTCGGGCACAAAAGCAAATACGCTCGAACGTGATGCATAAGCCATTTAGGTATTCTCCTCATAGGTCACTGAGATTGTGGCGACGATGATGATGAATTGCTTTTCATCATCAAGCAGGTATTCCAGACCGTTGTCAAAAACAAATCTTGACGTAATGGCGTTCCCCGTAAGGGTCACGTCCTTCTCTATTGCGGCGACAATTGCGAATTCATCGTTTAAAAGGCTGTTCTCAAGGCCTTCCCGGTAGTCCGGATCAAGGCTGGGAGTATAGACGTTCGTAAGGATGACCTGGAACTGTCGGCGGATTCTGATAGTCCCAGGACACCACTCATCCGATACGTTTTCCCCTGGGCTGAACCCAACCGAGTAGCCTTTGCTGAGCGAAAGGTTTGGGTTATCGGAAGTCTGGTAGCTATCGGACAGCTTCACGTATCCCGTGACCGTGGCTTCGATCAGAGAGTCGAGGTAAGTCCTGATATCGACGACTTTGCTCATCGCGTTGCCCAGGACGTGGAGTTCCGCGTCACTTCCTGCCTATCTTTTCTTGCGTTGGCATTGGTATCGACCTGGAAATGTCCCTGGGTCATTGCGGTCTCAAAACTATTGCTGGCCAGCTGTATCTCGGACGCATAGTTTTTCGCGCCAAGTCCCGAATAGATAATGTGCGCAGTTTTGTGAACTGCAGCACTGCGTAATGAGGCGATATCGAGAATTTGGTTGTTAGTGAAAAGAATTCCACGTTGCACCATTATTTTAGAGATATACGTTGCTGCCAAAAGGTGTTGATCATCCCAGTTGGTCTTGCCAGTCTTCCACCCGGCTATCAGCGTGGGCTGCTGAAGCATCGGGTATTCCTGGAATAGGTCAACATCGGACGTGAACTTCTGGCCAATATATTCGAGCGTGATTTGCGTTGCGGTCGCAAATGATATCCGCATCCAGTAGGAGTCATAGATAACCGGACCGCCTGTCAGTGCAGGAACATTGACAGCCGATGAGTTGGAAATAATTCCCCAGCCCTTTTCCTCATCCGTTGTCCACTGCACCACTCCGGACGCAGTCATGCCAGCAGTATAATCAAGCGTGTCGACGACCGGGCTCCATTCGTCCGGACTGTTAAGGACTTCGACTATAGGCGCTTTGTATAGGGGAGAAACCACACTGAGTTTGAAAAACTTATGGTTGAAAGGCAGAAAGGTGGAAATATAAAGGTAGTCGCCTGTATTGAACGTGAATGCGAGGCTCTTCCCGTTGTTCCACTCGTTCAAGGCGACCGTACAATCGAGAAATGACGGCACCGAGGCGTCGTAAAAAATTATTCTTTGGTCAAGGTTAGACTGCATTCATCGCCTCAAGGTTTAGTCACCATAGTTCCGCGCATCGAAATTGTCATATTCTCTATCTTACCGCCGGTCGTAAGATTATCACTAACAGTGATACGATAGAAATCACCTCGGTTTGAATTGAAAGTCACGGGTGTTTTAAAGTTCACTATTCCCCTGACAACATTCCTTGTTCCTATGATCTTTCCCAGGAAATCCGCGCCTATGAATTGAATCAAATCAAAGTTTGTTTTTATGATACCCGTTGCTGTCTGGGTAGTCGCTCCGAGTTTCAATTCGGTAGTCAAACCGTTCGTCAATGCTGCAAAATCCCAGAACTCTGTCGGTAGTGATATGGTTCCAGTGCCGGTCATTTGCAAAATGAGTTCATCGCATGAGAATAGTTCATTTGCTGACAAGGGCATTGTAAAAACTACCGGCGTCACTGAGCCATTGACTGCCATATTTGTCGAAGAACCGTTCGCCAAAAAGCGCCTTACAGGGAATACGGTAGCCATTAAAATGTTCCCTCCAAGACGAGGACCGAAGTCCTATGGTAGGCGATGAGTGTCAGATCATCCCTCACCCGCGTTATCAAGCTCGATCCAGCTGCAAAATCCCACATAGGGTCAAAGGTCACCGATCCGATCCAGGTATTCTCCGTTGGGTTCTCCGTTATCTCGATACTATTTATCTGAGCATCGACGAAGTGACCGTATTCGATGATCCGCTGGAAGTTGAAAATCTCGGTTTCAACCGCCGACGGACTTTTCCGAATGAACTGAGTTCCATTAGTCAGCCCACCCGAAATCGGTCCATAGTCCATCAAAGTAATATCGTTATTGGTCACCATGATGATATCCAGGCGCTTCAGCATTGTCCGCGTTGCAAAGGGAATGCTGAAATCGACTGGTGTTCCAAGTGAACCCAAAATATTTTGTTCTCTCGATCCCGCTGGTAGTCCACCGACTCTGAAGTATTTAAGTGCGTAATTTAACCCAGTTTGAATCGGGAGTACAGAGTATCCTGTAGGCTGCACCCTCACGGTGCTGGAAGCATAGTTCCCGCCTGGGAGAAACTTTCCTACTTCAAGATCGGTGATCGGGATTCGAACCATGGAATCAGCTTTCTATTGGCTCCGATTTTATTCCCGTAGGAATCACCGGCTCAGTTATTTTCGGTGCCTTGCCCGGTTCTTTGGCCGTCAATCTTACGATTGCCCAGGACGCGCCGGTGGAACTTTCCCCCCACTGTACGATAGTCGCTGGAACCTGAACCTGATTTACGAGTTCAATAATCAACTTATCCCAGCTGCGACCGGTGATTTTTACATATTTAGAAAATCCGTTCAGATCCTGAATCATGAATAAGCCCTGGTTTTTGTTTTTCTTGAATCAGTCATACCTGAAAAATCGGCGTCCGACTTCCAAAAAGAAAGTGGGACGCCGTTCCACAGGGTAACTCAGAGAATTAAGCGCCGGTTTGAACTTTGATATGGCGTGCAGCGCCTTGAATACCAAGTTTCGCACCGATCAGCATGTCGACAGACAGGACAGCCGCAAACTCATGGCTGGAATGCTTGTCAGAGATTTTGAAGCGTGGCTCCATTTGGGTCACAAGATACATAAAGTCAGGGTGAAAGAAGAGACCGCCCGAGGTCGCAGAGATCGACTGGGTGTTGTCTTCGTAGATGTTAAAACCATAACGCTGTTTGGCAATCTGTCCGTTGATCACGGGCAGGTCGGTGCCGGTATAGTCGGAGTTTGTCATGGTTGTATCGGTCAAAAGGTCGGAATAGTACTGAGGAGCCAAGAGAGAATACCAGGGCTTGTTGTAAGACCACTTCGCAAGAGCGGCGGTCTCACGCGCGAGAGCCACGGTCGCAGCGGTCATGGTGGTGACCGATGGAATGGTTGTGGTCGGTGCCACAAGTGAATAGAGATATGTGTTCAGCTGGTTCGAAATACCCTGAACCATGGCCGCTCGGACTTCTTGAGCCGAGGTTCCCATTGGATCAATCAGAGATTGGATCCAAACCAAGTCCTCAATGTCATACGATGCGACGAGGCGCTGGTCGACTGTCACCGACACGCTGGAAAGCGACAGTGCTTCAGGTGTGAATGTTCGTCCGGTAGCACCGGAGATAGTCAAACGCTCACCGGTTGTGGCATTGACTTGGTTCACTTTCACGGTATCGCCGTGCGCCTGCAATGCTCCGCTGTATTCACGGTTCACAAGCTGATATAGGAGGTTGGTTTGACGCAATTGATCTTGAAACAGGGTTGGCCAGAAAGTCTGAATCGCGGTCTGCACGGCGGCAATGTTTGTATCTGTCATCTTCTCACCCTTTCATTTATGAATGATTGGATGAGAAGAAAATCCTCACCCGATCAATATTTAACTCGTTTATCTTTCAGTGCTTGCTGGCGCTCGGCGTGGGAGGGTAAAGCCTTCCATTGCTCGGGTGTCAGCATCATTGCATTAGAGGATTTATCACTTGGCAGGAAAGCCTTGGCTGGTGCAATAAGTCTAGGGTGCTCTTTCTGAAAACCAGTGACAGCCTCAACAAGCGTTAGGTGATCGATATCACCCTCTGCTGTGAACTGAATCTGATCCAGCGGGAGCAAGCCAAGATACTTGGAGTCGAGTTGAACCCCTTTTTCTTGAAGGACACCGAGTGCCGCGTTAAGTTTTCGAGCGTCTCTATGGTCTTGAATAAGTGAATTGTTTTTCGCGGACAATTCGTCTTTTTCGCGCTTGAGCTGCTCGATCAATTCAACGTGTTTTTTCTCGGATAAAAGCTTTGATTCCTCGAGCGTCCGCTTCTCGGTCTCGAATACCAAAAGCCTGTCCTCGGCTTCCTGTAACTTCTGCTTTGCATTCCGTTCCGATTTGACCGTTTTCTCATAGGTCTCACGCGGAACATGCTTTGGCTTTCCGTCACCCCCTCCGCCGCTGGCATCGGGTGAATCTCCGCTGGAGATATCTGGTGTGTCTACTTGCATGATACGATCCTTTTTTTGCAATTGTCAATAGGACGCTATAGAATCATCGGGTCCTTAGGTTGGCCTTCACGAAACTCGCAGCGTCCTTGATTTCTTTTCCGCTCAATACCATGAACCGCCTTCCCGCCTCTTCCACCCAGTTGGCCTTGTCTTGTTCTTTCTGGGTTTTGAATCCAAGGAATAGCGAAGTGCGCGTTGCCCGTTTTATGATCATCGAATCGAGCATCTTTCCCGTCTGAGTAAGATTGCTTGCCCGCCCGGTCGCTGCTTCGGGGTGCCTTGGCTGTTTCAATCTCCACTTTGCATACTTGTCAGTGACCCGGCGCAGCTTCGATGCAGTTCCCCCAGGCTGGGAGACACCCTTCCCCTCTCCCCGTGTTCTCTTTCGAATCGTTTGAATGATAAAAATCCCTAGCCGCTGCATTGCGGCTGGGGAATTTATTCGAGACAGGATTTTTGAGAATGCAGACTGAACTTCATTACTCGCTGTCATCGCGCACCTTGTCCACTATTTGTTTTAGATCTTTTTGTAGAATATCTAAAAACGGTCTGGCCTTACCAGGGATCGGCGACGGTTGGCCATACGTGCCAAGGATATTTCCCTCTGCCTTTCTTTCGAGATGCGTACCCTTCTTGTAGCCCACCGTGATTTGACCCGTAGGGGAAAGGCTTGGGAAGTACTGCATACCGTCAAGCATATCGTGCGAGAGGCTGAGGTCAACCGGCCCACCAGCCGACACACCTTTTTTCTTGGCATATTCATCAGTGTATTGCCCAGCCTTTCCGCTCCAATCATTGCCCGATACGTTGTATCCCTTCTTGGATCGGTCACGGATATATTCCATGACACGCTCAGCAACGTCCGCTCTCTGAGATGGATCAAAATCCTTGGGTATCTTAAGGACTAATTTGGTCTGTTTGTTGCTCATCCACCCCTCCTATGACTACCCTTTCTTCGTCAATTTCCTTTATCAGTTCCTCTATCTCATCCTCTTTGAGCTCACTATGGAGGACGGCCATGGCTTTTTTCTTGGAGGTCAATCCCGCCTGGACCTCTGTATCAAGGTCCCGCACAAGATCGCCTCTGGATTGCATAGGGACCGGACGTGTGAAGCGAGTCACTACTCTGGCATTAGGGCTGAACAGGTCTTGCATCTCAATCACGTTTGCAGCCACCCACTTTGGATGGATATCGGTGAGCAATTTGTTCCAGAATTCAGCCTCGAAGTCCTGATAGATAATGATTTGCTTTTTGATCGACTCATACGTATCTGACTCGTCGATCATTTTGCTAATACCCGATGCAAGCTTATCGGCACCGATTTCCCCAATTTGCCCAGGCCTGATACCTTTGCTCGACAACCATAGACTCATTTGGGAACTGGCCAGGGACAAGGTCTCACTGATATCGACCGTTGGCTTGACCACGTCAAAGCTGGCAGCATGTTCGGCACCGGGCTTGGTATAAAGCTTCATGATTGAGTTAGGCGACAGCTTGATTGCCGTGTCATCCATATCAATCCCGACAAACACCGAGAAGGCCTGGAATTTGACGGCATAGTTAAGGTCGGTGAGGAGTAAGGGAATGAGGACCGCCATGTCTTTGTTATCAGTCTGGATCGAAGGCATCGGACAATCCTGGGAACCGTTGGAATAGGCGAAGGGAGTCACGCCATAGACGTTTTCCCCGTCCATTTCCTTTTCACTCATCAGGTCCGGAAGGATTTCCCCGCCTTGATTGATGATCACGAATTGCTCGTTCGTATAAATATAATAAATATATTCGGTCGATGCGTTCTTCTGTCTTTTGCCCATCGACACGATGACGACATCCGGCACAGTTGGATCTGTCCGCGAGACATTCATGACTAAAAACTGATGATTCGGTATCGTCCGGACGAAAGGAGTTTTATAGATAGAGCCCGGCTTTGGATCACTCAATCCGATTTGCAGCAAGGCATATAGAAAGGCGTTATAGTTCTCATTGTTCTTGGAAAACTTCCGATTGATCTTGAGTGTTTCCTCATACCACTCCAAAATCTCTTTATCCTTTTCGGTGCCGTTCTCGACCGTTCTGATGACCGGGTTGTCATAGATCTTGGTCTGCTTGTCGACAATCTTTCGGAAAATGTTAATCGGTGCGGTGCGGGTTGAGGCTGAGTTGGTTGACTCAAAGCCAAGGTCTTCTTTCATGCGCGCGATGAGAAGGGATTTTAGATTCCCCTCCATGATTGTGAAAATCTCTTCGTTATATTCCAGCCGAGGCTCGTTATCCCGGATGAATTGAGCGATATTTTTTCTGGCCTGGTCATCAAAGAGATTGATCATAAATGTTGCACCTTGTTTTGATTGCTGGTGTTCGCGTTGTCCTTGCAGAAGCAAACACCGTAGCCAAGGGCAGTGGTGATATGCTGATAGCGCTTGCTGTCGTCCTCGATCGCGGTCCCAGGCTTTTTCTTGGCCAGCTTCATACCCTGGTTCAGCACCGGGCATCCCGCATAAACGAAAATCTTGGTTTCCAGCTTAGCATTTTGGCACAGTGCATTGACGGTTGTCCAGCGCTTCACAAGTGCCGGGTTGGAGCGGGGAACTTCGAGCCTCAAATTCAGGCCACGTTGGGCGAACCACTCTTCGATAAGATCATAGTTGGACCTGAGACTATTGGAGCTCCTTGCCCGTCCTGAAGCGTCCCCATGAACAACGAACTTTGACCACTTATAAACGTTCTGGTCCTTGTCCTTCCAGTCAAAAAGTCCCTTTGCATCAAAATCATCCAAATTATCAATGCACCACTTGGCAACATCGATGACCGATTCCCCGAAGAAATGGAATGTGCCGTCCTTTCTGAATTGGAAAAGGCAGGCCGATTGCGGCTTCCCATCGGCTGTGTTGAAGTCGAATGCGATCCGGAGGGGAACTGTTGGATCGGGCTCGAACTGTTCTTTCAGAAAGTTCCGCTCCTCGGCATATGCGTGATAGATGCCCATACCGGAAATCGATATCCATCGCCCTTTGAGATAGCGCTCAGCTTCCAGAGGGGAATAATCCTGAAGCAATTGGTCGATATAGATTGGATCAAGGTAAATGTTATCGGTCGTGACTGAGTAGAAAACAAAGCGGGAAGGATATTGCTCAGAGCCTTCGATGAAATATTTGTAGCAAAAATTATCGGGTTCATCGGGGTTGGTAGCACCGATCAAAATATTCTGCGTCACGGTAGGGATACGGCGTAGGCGCGCTTTGAGAATCTTGAACCCAGGCTCAAACTCATCGTCGTTCTCGGTGAATTCCTCGATAATGATCATGCTCAGTTTCAGGGACCGGAACTTAGCCCACCGACCGTCACCCCAGGTCACAGCCTGGATCACCGAACCATTGCTGAAACGAATCTCAGCGGTCTGACTCAGGGCTTTATAATGTTCCCCCTCGATCATCGACTCTTCAAGGTGCTCCAAGATTTCCCGGAAAAGGGTTTTCTTAAGATCAGCTAGTGAGCGCCGTCCGATCGCAACGTAGGCACCGGGAAACTGGATGCAGTGGACAATGGCAATATGGGCTAGCAGAATCGATTTGGCCGACCCTACTGAGCCAGAAAGTAGTATCTCGGGTGTGAATAGAGCATAATTATGGTTGTTGATAAGTCTCAGAACATCGCACTGATATCCGAATGGAATGAACCCCGATAAGTTGGGCTTGGAGCGGGTTTCAGACTGACTTTGGATCATAGGCCAGCCGAATCATGTTTTTCTGTTCTTCGATGGGAGGCACGACCTGAACGTTGTCTGACCAATTACAGAGGTTTTTCAGGCAGAAAATTAGCATGGGAACATTGCCTGAAAGAGCCATGTTTACAGCCTTTCCCTTCAGAGCGGACTTTAGGCGATCTTTCTGTTTTTCTCTATAGTCGGTAAAGTTGTCGTATCCGTAATGACTCAGAAGCATATTCTCAAGGGAGGCTTGACACGGCACGCGCTTGAAAGGTGATCTATCGGTTGAGGCCACGCGATAGAGCTCTATTTTAACGTGCTCCCACGTTGCTCCGACTGATAGAAGAACATCGATGAGCGGCACGATAGCGGCTTTTTCTTCATCGGAATAATTTTGCTCACCTTTGGCTAGTGCCATTCATCTACTCGCTAATTGCCAAATGATTGTTAGAAATACGCCGGATAGAATCACAACGGTGATCATGAATCCGATCTTTTCGTCGTCGTCTTTGAATGGGTCGTTCATTCATACAACTCGAAAATTTCTGACTCTTCCCCCAGTGTAGCCACAAGCTTCCTTAGTCTGAAGTGAGTCCCTTCAGTGGTATCATACAATGCACTAACAAATTCCGCGTGATGATCCATGATAAACCTATGCTTTTTTTCCAGTTCCTTGAGCTCACTGAGGAAAGATTCTATCCTGGCTTCAAGGTCGCTCATCATTCCCCAATCGAATTTAAAAAGACTGTGAAACGGTCCACAAGTCCGGGTCCATTGGGCTCGGGTATCATGGGCTGAAGCGGAACCACAGCACCGTTGCTACAAACACAAGCCGAGTTGGAAACGGAAGCAAGATTATCCTTCCTTCCACACTTGTTCCAACACCAGACCCATGTCGATTTAAGGATGACAACCTCCGGTCTCTCAACTGTGCTGCACGCTGTCATGAGAACCGATAGGATGCTGATAATTGTCTTCATCGTCTCCCTGCTTCAGTAGAGTTCCAGCAATGGCTTGGAAAATATAATCCTTGGCACGCTGAGCAGTGGGTAGTTCATCATAGGATACCATGCATGGGTGACGTTTTCCAATCGGGTCCTTTGTTTCGCCATATACCCAGCCTTGGTTCTGTTTTTCCATAAGCCATGAATCATGAGAATCGGCTGGGGTTGAATCGGGCTTTGCTTGTTTGAACATCACGCCTTTGATCGCTGATTCACGTTGACAGTCAGGTGCATCATCCCAGCTGGGCTGACTATCGTCATTAATAGACTGACAATACGCCCGGTTGGCTTCATGACAAACTTCAGCAATTTTTGCGTAATTTTTCATCGGTGGAACCTCGGTTTGGGTAATTTTCAATGAACCTAACACTTTGGCCGATTGATGCTCAAGTCATTTATTACAGAAATAAAGATTTATGTTTGTTGTGAACTATCCGATAAGGGATATGTAAGCAACGCAAGGAGGTTAGAAAATGAAGACCATAATCGCAGTTCTTATCCTGACAGCAGTCACCGCTTGCGGAATGGAGACCAAAGAAGAACCCATTACCCAATCCTTACCCGAGGTCTCAGTGGAAAAGCCTGACTTCGATGACTGGTATTCAATGAATTCTGCAACGGACGATTGCAGCGTTGTCGGTATCAATGAAGAAATGCATTGTTCTACCCGATTCATGGCCGGTGAGAACGACAATTGCCCCCTCGCTGTTTTCAAGTTCGTCGCTGTAAAAGACGGCTATATGTTTGTTCAAACCAAGAAAGACGTGATCATCCGGCAAGGGGAATTCCACAACCTCGACTGGCAGGAAAAGCCTGAAGTCTATCGTGTTGACGACAAGGATAACGAGGCATATCGCCATTATTTTTACTGTGTGGAGCAAAATTGAATGAAAAAGAAAAAGTCCAAAGGCGGTCGTCCGAGAAAGATTAAAGACGCCTATCGCGCAACATGGAACGTCTCAGGTGAGGATGCGGTCTGGGTCCATGAACAGGCTGAGACGAGAGGGATAACAGAGTCGGAGTTTATCAGAGACCTTCTCTATACGGCAAGGAACTATAGCTATGCTTATACCAAAGCAGTTTGACAGCAAGGAATCCGACCGTGCCACGTTCCTTTTCTTCACCTGCCTTACGGTCATACATATCGGGACGACTATCTATTTTTGCATCAAATGAAAAAACCCAGCTGGCAAGCGGCTGGGTCGAAACTTACCAATTGTGAAAGTATGGATCAGTGTTTATCTCTTTTTGAGTTCCTCAATGCTATCGATATTTCCAAATGAGTTGACTTCCATGAGTTTCGCTAGGATTTGATGAATACTCATTCTCTTCTCAAGATCATCATCCTGATGACATATCGTATTCAGGATATAGCCTAAAACGCATTCCACCGGTTCATTGCCAAACACCGCTTCGGGCACGTCTTTACGCATGCTCACGTCATGAAAGATATCCTCATAGGACAAACCGGCGGCGGCGTAGGATATGCAGTCAATAGCCAAAAAGACCAGCGCGCCGTCCATAGTAAATGACTGTTCTGTTCTCTTCATTTCCCTTTTCCCGCCGAAACTTCAATTTCAACTTTTACAGTGGTCGTCTCAGAGCCGTCTGCATTCTTGGTATGCGTTCCGCTAGCCTTGACACTAGCCTTTCCAGAGACCGATCCAGTCGCACCGCCGATGACAGCACCTACGTCAACTGCCCACTGGCTGGGCTTTGGTCTCTCATAGACTGTGGTAGCTGCACCGCCTTTCATGATCACAAGAGGGACTTCCGTTCTGTCCACCGTCACGCATTCCGATTCAATACAGAATTCGATGACCTTGTCTGCAAATTGCGGATCAGTCATCAGGACGGTTTCAACATCGTACAGCTGATCCAGAACACTTTTCGGCTCAGCACTGAGGATGCCTGCCAGAATCATGCTTGGGATGATCGCGAGAGTTCTTTTCATTTTATTCCTTTCAAAAGTTCCAAAAGTTTATCTGCAATTCTCCGACATACTTTTTGTGAGGAGACGTAGGCGACGGCGTAGGCGGCGTAGGCGGCGTTGGTGGCGTAGGCGGCGTATGCGGCGTTGGCGGCGGCGTTGGCGTTGGCGGCGGCGTTGGCGGCGGCGTTGGCGTTGGCGGCGGCGTTGGCGGCGGCGTTGGCGTTGGCGGCGGCGTGGGCGGCGGCGTTGGCGTTGGCGGCGGCGTGGGCGGCGGCATTCCAAAATTTACTTTTATCTGTTTCCGCGCTCTGCCACAGTCCGATTACATCATGGATAACTTTTTTGCAGTCTGGATATTTCTCATGATCAAACTGTTCCAGTGCGACATGCAGAACAAAAATCAGAAAGGGTCCAAGGATGACATTAAGATCTTTCCCAGGCTCAATGGCACTAAGAAATTCCGCTGGCCATAGTTTAGAATCCTCAACTGACATGCCTTCGAAAAGCTTATCTTCAACATACGCGAGCCATTCTGGAATCCCGAGTTCAATTTCATAGGCATAGTGATTATACCTTTCCAAAGTACATCCCACAGCACAGCCACGCTTTCCATTCCATCCGGTTCCCTGAATGATTCGGTCAGCTGCTGCGTGAACACGCACACGAGATAGATATTTTTCTTTCACTGCTGGATCAGAATGAAATGAGAGTAATGCAGTCATTTATCAATCCTAAATGTTGAAAGAAGCAGTCCCCGCAGCATGTTTTCGACATTGCAATGAGGACATACAAACGTCTCCTCAGTCACCACGTAATATCGAGTCACACCCCCACCTCATACCAAACCATAAGTGAGCCTATAACTTTTTTCTGTTCCATCGGATTGAGCGGATCAAGTATCGCCATATTTTGCGATAGGGCTCTAGCTGCAGCATCATCGACTCTCACCTTCGAATATCTGTGGTGGCTGACAAAAGGCCGGAGAACTGGCTCAGGCTCCTTCTCTTCTGGTTCCTCGACCGGAATTGCCCGATCGAGCTCCAAGGGCTCAGAATCCAAATCTGTGAGTTTTAGGACCGCTTTGCTTTTGGTCGAGCGTTCCAGGGCTTTGGTAATGCATGGAGGTATCAGGTTGACGCGGAGAAAGGCTTCAGCCAGGCGCTCAATGCAGTCCCAGTCCTCACCCATAGTCAGCCGCTGCACATAAGGCGCAAGATCGGCGGTCTTATACCCCGCCTTATCCAAGACCTGGGTGATTTGCTTGACCGAGGAGTTTTCTGCAATCAATGCACATACCCCTGCCTCAATGTCTGCGATAAATTCCAATTGACCCTTGGTAGCCATTATTTCTCATCCTTTTGGAAAAAGGCGGAGCACCGTGTATTTTCGCACGGCATTCCGGGACTTATAATTTGCGTATAGAAAACGTTCTATTCAAGGGAGGGAATTTAGAATCAGACGAGGGAAAATACAAGAGCCCTTTACTGGGAAAGGGCTCAGGGACCATAAAATGAACAGATCTTAGCGGTCGAGCTCACCTTATTCGTCGCGCGGGGAAATAGCAATACCCTCGAATTGATCGAATAACCGCTCGAGATAGGTGAACATATCGCAGTTGACGATAAGCCTGCCTCGAAGGTCTCCAAGGCTCAAGGCAAAGTGCTGGAACCTTCGGACATATCCAAAGTTCTTGTTTTTCAAGAATGCTTCAGCTGCCTCATTGGCTGTCTGCCAGGAGTAGGAACCCTTCTCGGTTTTTTTATACAGCGGCTCGAGAGCCACGGCCAGGCGCACGGCATCAGCCTTTCTCAAAGCGGAATCCTCATTTGAAGGCGCTCTGCCCATAGGGCTCTGCCTGGAACGTGGCCGACCTTTAACCAAATCCTCGTCGTCGTCATTTGAGGTTGGAGGGATTTTCTTTTCCAAAAGGGCGCGTATAAGACGGAGCTCGGATAGCACCGAGGTCTGGAATTCATCCGGGTTCATGTTTTCTCCTCGTTCCAAGCGGGTTTATAAATTCCCCCGGGTTTTTGCAAACCAATTCGAAACCAGCCAACGGCCAATTTATAGCAAGCTGGAGGACGCAGTCCGTAAGCGCGGTAGCCTACACGACACCATGAGTGAAGTTGAATCGGGATCGGTGCCGATATCTTATCTTTCTTCCCTTTCCTGGCTTTTGTGCTTCGAGATAAAACGGGAACCTGAAGATATCTAAGAAGACGGCGATAAAAAGATAATGATTACAGTCCTAAAAATTTCCAAACAGGCAATTTCTGCCCGTTTGCCTTTCCAAACAGGCAATTTCTGCCCGTTTGTCCGTAACTAATTGACGCAAATAGGCCAAAAAAAAGACCGACTTCTAAAAAGTCGATCTCTTTGGTTGATTTTTCTCTATGAGTATCGATAATCAACACTTCAATTAAAACCTATCAAAGGCATACCTACCATGGCTTTCATGAAAATTCAAATTGAATTCTATCTCATCGATTCTTTCAGACACGGAAATTCTACACAGATATGCCAAGCAATAATCTGCGCATGTGCATGTCCCCATGACAACGTAACCTATATGGAACGCGGGTTATCGGCGACTATTGCTGGCTTGACAAATGTAGACGAAAGTTCTATTCGACGAGCGTTGGTTACATTACAAAAGCGCGGATTCCTGACAAAGCTAGATGAATTCTCATGCCAAGTAAGCAATGAATTTATGCAGAAAACTAGCAAGAAAATTAAATATAAGGGTGCCGTTCAAGGCAATCCAAATGAGGATGAATCAGTTTTCCTTTTCAAAGTTCATACCTTAGCTATAGAAAACTGGGAAATAAGAGGGAAAAATCACAAAATTTTCACAAAAGACGAGGATAAGGAAATGATCAAGCAACTAACCAAGGAATTGAAGCAGGAAAGGATTCAATCCGCTGAAAGACATTCAGATTTAAAATCCGACCTCAAGCGGGTACTTGATGCACTGGATAAACTGTCTGCGCGATACAATGATTCCGAAGCAATAGAAGTGGTCCGTCACTTGAAACTCGTTCAATTTGAAGGAGGTAAAGAATGAGCTCAGGCGCAAGACACAAAGGCGATACCGTTGCTTCCCTTCTGGCCAGCGACGAAGCGCGTGATAAGGTTATGAAAGGCAGCGTCTCCAAGAGAAGAGGGATCAAGAATCCAGCGCTAGTTATGCAGTCACTTCTAATGAAGCAAAAGCAGCGTGACGGAATATTGAGAAGTGCAGGCCGACCTGAATCCCTTGCGGCTGAATATAGTGAAACAGCCCAAGAGATTAAGATCCGCAAAGCGGCTGAGAAGCGGGCACGGAAGAGTCAAAAAGTATGAACGAGGAAACGAGGAAACTCACGATGATGACATTCCAAACATGACCGGTTATACTATCCCAAAAAAGGGGACTATAAGCCGATGCCTGTTTTCAATTTCACCCGATCCAACAATAATGAAGACTGTCAGCAAGGCGCTACATTTCAGCGTGAAATTGTCCTAAAAGACGAAAATAACGATATTATACCACTCACTGGCTATACTGCCCGAATGCAAATCAGGACGGCTCCAGCCTCCCCGGCCATTACTGCAACAGTCACTTCAGTCATTGCATCCGACACCATTACTATAAGCCTGACAGCGGCTCAAACGGCTACAATTGCAGCTTGGAACTATTATTACGACCTGGAACTGGCCAATGGCTCAGGCGGTGTCGACAGACTAATAGAAGGACGCTTTGAAGTAACCGCCGAGGTCACCAGAACATGAAAATAGAAATAAGCAAAATTGACGTTGCTGGAGGAGTCGAATCGATATCTGTCATCAATATAATAAACTCCTCACCCGTGGTCGGCACCGCAAAAATTGAAATAAGGCGAATCGGAATCGAACCGTCTATCATTCAACTTACGGCAAGGGGTCTTCCAGGTCCAAGTGGTGGTGGGTCAGGTAATTCTTATTTTCCGAGTGGATGGAACTGAATTTTTTTTATTTTATTTTATTTTTTTTAGGTGAGAGTCATGTCCTTTGGAAATACCGCTGAAACAGCTGTCTTAAACCAAGTTTTTGTTGGAACCGCCTTGCCATGGGCTGCGAACACCGATTTATGGATCGCCCTTTATACAGCCGATCCAGGTGAAGCTGGAACCGCCATTACCAATGAAGCTACTTATGGCGGCTATGCTCGTGCTACCCTAACCCGTGCCTCTGATTTTACTGTGGCTGGTAACCTTTTGAGCAATGCCAACCTTGAGCAATTTGCCGTTTGTTCATCCGGTTCAAACGTGATTACTTATGCAGCAATCGTCACCACTGCCAGTGGTGCAGGTACGATTATTGTACGTGCAATCCTTAGTTCTTCAATAACAGTGTCGACTGGAGTCCAGCCTCAGTTCGCCAGCGGTGCTTTGTCATTTACTCTCGACTGAGGTTGAGTCATGGGCTTTCAAAGCTTTGCAGCTATCGGAAGAAAAGCCGCTCAGGACACCCACTGGCAATATGTTTACAAACCATCTACACCAAATCCTGGAACGACAGGCTTCTGTGTTGATTTGAATCAATCATCAGGTATTCCAAAATATAACCCATTTCCAGGTAGCGCACTTGCGGCAACACCACTTGTCGGTTCTGGAAATCTAGGAATATTTGTTGGGAGTTTTGTAGCCGGACGATCTAAACACCTTCTACGATGGCAAATCACCCAGCAAGTGGTAGCCAACGGACCACCTGACTATGTGCACCTCCTGGATTACCTTCTTTTCTATCCGCTGATAGATACCGATACCCTTGACCCTCAATCGATGGATAATTCCATTTCATTGTCCAGGTATGCGACAGGTGAAGGTGTTCAAATCGTGTTGATAGTCCAATCCCCTTTATCGACAAGTTCACCCATTACTATTAATTATACAAATAGTGACGGAGTGAGTGGTCGATCATCGACCTTCAACCTCATCCCCGGAGCTAATATTGGAGTCTGTGCGAGCGGTTCTGGTCCTTTGGGAGGAGCATCGGAGGCCACTCCTTTCTTCCCTTTGGCTCATGGCGATAAGGGCGTAAGGTCCATTCAATCGGCTCAAATGAGTGGTGGCTCAGGTGGGTTTATCCTCGCTGTACTTGTAAAGCCTCTTGCCGATATCGCTATAATGGAATCGAATGTTTCGAACGAAAAACAATTTGGTATTTTTGGCCAAAATCCTCCTGAAATAATGCCGGGTGCTTGTCTGAATTTTGTCGTGCAGCGTGGCGGTGCCGTGGCGGGAAACTATGTGAGTGAGTTGCTGTTTGTAAATTCTTAAAGGGGAAAATATTTCCATGGGCTTCACATCAATTGATGATTTAGTGAGTTCGATCACATCAGGAAAATTCTACCGGAACGATTGGAACAAAATTACTGGTGCGGCTGCTTATACTGCAGGGCGTTGGTATGACTTCAGTTCACTGGCAGGCAATCCGATCGCAAATGCTTATGCTGGAACTGCATTGGCTTGGACACCATGTGACGAATCGACTGGTAATGGAACACAGATTTTTGGCATGAGGCATGGCGGTAATGTTTCGACTGAAACTAAGCATATGCTTAATGGCTCAGCGATAACCACGGTGGCTACAGGCGTGCCTGCTCAACTCATGTTGGTCGATTTGCAGGGATATTATCCAGGTATAAGCATGAACACAGCCACCACACAAAGCTTCACGGGTTCTCCTGTTATGAGATATACAAACGGTGAAGGGATTAGGGCTTTCCTTTCTATTGTAACCACAACCGGTGCCACGGCACATAACGTAAACATTTCCTATACTGATCAAGGGGGAACAGGAGGTAATACCCTGCCAGTGACAGTATCATGCACAGCTTCGGCTATTACTCCACATATTACACACAGTGGAACTGCAGCAAATAACTATGGACCATTTCTTCCATTGGCTAATGGCGACTATGGGATTCAATCGGTTGAATCTATTACTCTGTCAGCTGCATCGGGTAATGGCACAGCTGCCCTTATGCTCTGTAAACCGCTTTTGACTATTCCGTTAGTGACGTCGACTGTGGCAAGTGAGCGCGATTTCCTGAACCAACTTCCATCTCTACCCCAGGTTGTCGATGGAGCCTGCTTGACTTGGATTTATTTTACCGGTGCTGCGACTGGTGCCAACTCAAACTTTAGTGGTTCACTCGAATTGGGATGGAGCTAATCATATGTTGGTAAGACAAGGCAGGGCACAGTTTGTTAATCCCGGTAAGTTCACGGGTAATGTCAGCGGCCAAAGCGGCAATGTTGTAAAAGGCGGTTTTAGAAATCGCTTTGCTGGTGGGACTAACGGACTTACAAAAATTTTCGGAGGATATGCCAACGGACATCTTGGTCCAAGCTCTTTCGTCCTGCCTCAGTCTTCTGGATCGATTAGTAGCTATACCGAGTCAAGCGCTGCCATGGCTCAGGGGGTTATTGTACTCACCTCGGCTATTCCCGCGAACGCCAGCGGGTCTATGGTATTGACGGCTAGTACAGCTAGCCTTGATTTGTTGGTTCAACTGGTAGCATCGGGGACACTTGTCCTCTCCGTTAATTCAGCTGTTCTGTCGTCTGCAGTCGATATTATTGTTAACGGCTCAATCAATATCACGGTCAACTCTGCGACACTCGGTGGAATATTTGGGATTTTGGCAAACGGAACAATGATCCTTGTGCCAAATGGAACAATGACAGCTGAGGCCTTTATGGAGGCCGCCGCCGGTGGACCAACTCCTTTGTCTCCCGAAGGCCTGGCTAATGCTGTTTGGTCCCAGGTTATAGAATCTGGATATACTTCGTCTGAAATATTGCGGCTTTTGGCTGCAGTGGCTGCTGGTGAAACAATCATTGATGATTTGGGAGGAGGTCTTGCCACTATTACATTCAGGGATTTGGCTGACACGAAAGATCGCGTTGTAGCGGATATGACTGACTCGGAGAGAACCAGTATCGCACTTGATTTGACAGAGTAAAAGCCGCGTCAGGGACTCGAACCACTGCGCGGGTTGGCACTAGTACCAACCCGCCCGGCCACACACCACGGCAAAGCAATTATACCACCATAGAATTAATTTAAATAGGCTGGCCTTTTGCCTAAAAATATAGCAATTTGAATCCTCAATTTATAGAGGATTTGCGTCATGGAAAACGTTCTAGGCCCAGGTATTATTCGGGATTTACCAAACAGACTGTATCATGAGCATCCAGCTGTCAGTTCCACCACTCTAAAAAAGTTCCTACTCCCTACCCCCATGCATGCGAAACATGCAATTGATCACCCAAAAATGGACACCGACGCTCTTATCCGGGGACAGGTCCTTCATTGCCTTCTATTGGAACCCCATCGCCTGAATATCGATTTTGTTATCGAGAAGGACAAGCTTTGGAACAAGACTAAGCTGCAAAAGAATGGAGGAGATAAGGAAGCTTGGGACTTGCTTAAGGCCGAGGCAGAGGAAAGGCTGATTCCCCTTGTCTCCCATAAGCTTTGGCTTGAGGCCTTGGGTATGAAGGAAAGCATTCAAGCCCACCCTCTATGGCAGAACGTCCGTGTCTATGGCGAAAAGGAATTGACGATAATCAGCACGCTGGAAGAATACCCGGTTCGTGTGAGATACGATGCGAAATATGGATCAATTATCCTGGATATCAAGTCCTGCCGGTTTCACCTATCAAATGCCAAAATCCAGAAAGTAATAGCAGAACTGTCGTATCATCTGTCCGCTGCCATGTATCTCGAAGTGGGCAAATCGGTTGGCCTCAACGTGGACCGTTTCGTCTGGGTTTTCGCTGAAAATAAGCCGCCATATGCTTGCCGATTCATCGAAGCGACACCGAAAATGCTGGAAATTGGCCTGCAGGAATTCTATAAATGCCTGAAACTTTATGAATCCTGTAAAACCAGTGGGGAATATCCGGGATATCCAACTGATATCGAGGAAATTGAGCTCCCAAGCTGGTATGAACAACGTGAATATCTCCTAGGCGACGATAGCGAGGACGCGCATGAATCAGATAGTTAAAAAAGCACCCGCCGACCTGATGAGTTTATTGACCGGCGATGATATGAAACAGCGCCTGGTTAAACTCCTGACCGATCCTAGAATGCTGGATCGATTCATCGGGGTCATGACCGGCGCTCTTAAGTCGACACCTAAACTGGCCGAATGTTCCCACGCGAGTATTGTCGGAGCCATGCTTAAATGTGCCACGCTGAGGCTTGAGCCAAACACAGTTTCAGGTCAATGCTGGCTCATCCCTCGAAAAATCTCTGGGGTCATGGAATGCTCATGGGAGTTGGGATATAAAGGCGCGATTGATCTTGGGTATCGGTCCGCTGAAATCGGCGTGATCAAGGCCAAGGCGGTTTATGAGCGTGATCTCTTTGATATCGACTATGGCAAAATCCAGGACGGCGTTTATCATAAACCACATATTCTCGGAGACAGAGGTAAACTGATAGGCTACTGGGCTCAATGGATTCATAAGGACGGTCGGAGTTCGGACGTTCTTTTTATGAGCCAATGGGAAATGGATCAGCATACCGAGCAATATGTCAAGTCTATGAGCTCAGAATACAGCCCATGGAATACGTCCTATGAAAAGATGGCCCTCAAGACTGTCATCAAGCAAGTCTTGAAATATGCTCCGCTGTCTGTCGATGACCTGAGGCAGGCCGATGCTGATGACGGCGCGATCATCTATGACTCAAAGACCAAACAGTTCTCTTCTCAGTCAGTGAGCACTGCAGACATGTTGAGGGCTGAACGAAGTGTTCCTGAGCCAGAATATTCCGAACCAGAACCAGCCAAGGAACCTGAGCCCGCTAACGCGCCGAGTAAAGCCGAGCCTTACACAGACGATATGCTCAGACAGCAAATGCTGGACAAGGTGAGGGATAAAATCAAAGCCAAGGGCTGGGACATGAGTGAGACAGTCGTCAAGCTGGGTATGCCGATGAGCATGGTTGAAAAGGCCGATATCAAGGAACTGACCCGGATTTATGGAGTGCTGAAATGAGAACAGGAAAAATTTACGACGAACAAATTGCACATCTTGTCACTAAAATCCTTGAAATATGCCTGGATAACAAAATCCCATGCCTTCTTGATTTCAGGCTTGAGGAGGATGAAGGTGAGTATGTTGGATGCACGTCCGTTATTCCTTTTGGAATCCAGGCTGATGAAGATAAATATCTGATACTGAGAGAGATTATAATGAAAGATGCTGTCTTAAATGACTGCATGGTTAAAGATGAAAAATCAGGTGTTTATTATGATAATGAAATTCCAGGAATGGAAAACCTGATCGAAAAGGCGACTAAAAGATGAAAATGAACGAGTATCTAGCATTAAAAGAACAGTACCAAAAAGATTTGGATGAAGTTCTGGCAAAAAAGCCGAAACTCTCCATTCGATGAGTGATCCCACTGAAGTCTGGGATTCTCCCTGCGACAATTGCCCGAGTATGCAGCCGCTGGACTATGAAGCAGCGGATATAGCTCAGTGGTGCAGGGAAGGGAAAATGGACCCGTTCCAGGCTGTTTTCTTGTGCGCGTGGCGTCCGACTAAGATTTGCTATGGGGTTGCTTTGAATGTTGGGTATCCCAAAGAAGCTGATCCGGGTATTGAGAAAGAGAGCCGAAATGAACCTGATTGAAAAGCTGGATGAGTTGGAAAAAGCAGCGACACCGGGACCGTGGAATCACTATGATGATGCTGATTCAACCGGGCGACAGGAAATTGTTGCTTTGGGAAAAACGGTGTCGAGGATTTATGCTGGAAACAGTTCTGGAAAAGCCGATGCGGAGCTAATCACCGAACTCCGCAATGCCTGGCCAAAGCTGAGGGCTGCAGTATTACTTTTGAAAGATGAGCGTGTGACTTGGAATGAGGACTATTGCAGCGGAACTGAGTTTAATGAACTGTATGATTTTCGCAATCAAAGATTGAAACTGTTAGCGGAACTGGATCAGCCATGCCTGAATACCTAACAATACGTGACGTTTTCACTGAGCTAGGTCTGGATGAATCCGCTGTCAGGCGCTTGATTCAGCGGGGTCACCTGAAAGCTGAGAAGGTCGATAGAAGGATTTTTCCGGAAGAGAGAAGGACGGGAATGCCACTGGAAATCATGGCAGTCCACAGAGAAGAACTGGACAGGTATTTAGGGAGGAGTAATTGTGTTTGACGTTAAATCCAGTGAAGCAATGAGAAAACGACCTAGACCCAGCCATTCACTTTCGCAAGCTCGGTCAAATCCTCGATCGAACGCACCACATAGTAGGAACCCCCCGACCGGGAGAAGCGCTGGGAGAATTCAATCTGAGACTTGGATACCTTCCCCTTAGGCGCTTTTACTTCGATCGCGACAAACTGCCCGTCAATGACACCGAGAATATCGGCCACACCGTTTGGCCGAAACTTATTCTCACGCTTCCTACCCTTGATTCCCACGCTGTCGTTCTGCCAGAAATATCCATCAGTCGATTCATTGAGCCAGACGATGATATTATTTTGCAGGTATTTTTCTGAAATGAAGGCCTTCACATCCACAGTTTCAAACTCGTCTGATACATCGACTGATCTTCCCATTGGCTGTATCCCCCCTCGTATTCGAACCTCGGACGAATCATCCAGCTGAACCCCAGGCCGCGTCTCGTGACGACAGCCTGGGCTGATTCAAAAGCATCGTGTTCATAGTAAAGGTCGAGACCTCGGAAAGGGAAAAAGCCCATGCGTCCGTAAGTGGTGCGAACCACTTTTGCAGGGTCGAAGTCTTGTTGGAGAAATATGTAAGCATGTTTTTTGGCTATTCGGAGTGAATAGCCCTGAAGGGTATTGATACCATCGGTCTGCCTATTGTGTATGGCAAAGTCGATGCCTTCGATCCGCTTGAACGACAGCTGCCAGAGGAGCTCATCGGGTTCTCCCGAAGTGTTCTTAGGCCAATTGTCCTCATTCTTTTCAATTCTGATATCTCGCCGGGCTGTCATCAGCTTCGCTTCGATCCATTTGCTATTGTATGTCAGCTGCCCGATGAATCTTTCCTGTCCGCGTCCGAACCCTTGTCCCTTTTTGATCGATAGATCATGGTTATTGAGGCCAATCCCAAGAACAGGGAGCCAAAAGCCGAGCTTAATATCCAAACGATGAGAGTCAGAATTGACATTATAACTCACCCACCACTGTCTTGTTTGGTAAGTCCTATCCCTTCCATAGTATCCAGCACTGCCAAACAAAGTGAGTCCAGCATGCTTGATAGCCAGCTGAGCAACAGTGTACATAGGGAACTGATCGCGTTTTCCTGTTTTCCCATCTACCAACTCCATTGAGCGATAGTGTAAACCCAAGTCCACGGTGTCCGATTCAGCAAGCCCTAAAAATTCCCGCGCTTCCCCCTCACGCGCGAACGTCGCCATAAACTCTTCAGTCATGGCGCGACCGTAGTTATTGAGTGCATCACCCCCATCGACTGATACGTGGCAGGTGATGCAGGTTTGGTAGCCGTGGACTATGGTTTCAGGATAACCCGAAGCGATATCAGCGATCAATAGAGCCAGTAAGGATGATAGAATCCGCAACGGTAATCCCTTTATACTCTGCCTGAATGATTCCAAAATCTTTGGTATTTAGTTTGATCGCAAAACCCCAGCCAATGCTGGATTTATTTGCAACAC